GGTAATTCGAACCTCGTGCGGCGTGTAGACAGTGAGGATTGCACATAGTGAATTGGTCCAACTACGATGATGTGCTGGGCCAGATGCGCCTGGCCGGGCTGGTGGTTGAGTCGCTTGATGTGGGCCGCATGCGCCGCGTCAAGGTGGACGGTGACCGCGAAAAGCGCGGCTGGTACAGCCTGCACGAGCTGCGCCTTGATTCCGGCGACTGCGTGCTGGTCGGGTCGTTCGGCGTCTGGCGCGGCGCCGAGGCCAACGCACAGAAGATCGAGCTCAAGCGCATGGCGCTCAGCGACGACCAGAAGCGCGCCCTGAAAGCCCGCATTGACGCCGACCGCCGCCAGGCCGACATCGAGCGCAAAGCCTCCGCCGCCCGGGCTGCCGAACGAGCCCGGCGCGCCTGGGCGCAGTGCGCGCACGATGGTGACAGCGCCTACCTGGCGCGCAAGGGCGTGCAGGCCCACGGCGTGCGATTCAGTGGCCGCGGCAACCTGGTGATCCCGATGTGCGATGCCGGCGGCAGCGTCCATGGCCTGCAGGTCATCTACGGCACCAAGAAAAACGGCCGCGACAAGGATTTCTGGCCGGCCGGCCTGGCCAAGCAGGGTCATTTTTTCATGTGCGGACCATCGCCATCCGGCGGTGTGCTGCTGATCGCCGAAGGCTACGCCACCGCCGCCAGCCTGTTTGAGGCTACGGGCCACCCATGCGCTGTCGCCTTCGATGCTGGCAACCTGATGCCCGTGGCCACCGCGCTGGCGCACCACTACCAGCGCGCCAAGATCCTGATCTGCGCCGACGACGACTACCTTACCGAAGGCAACCCCGGCGTCACCAAAGCCAGCAACGCCGCCCTGGCCGTCAACGGCGCCTGGATCGCGCCCTCGTTCACCGCAGACCGCGCCGGCAAGAAAATCACCGACTTCAACGACCTGCACGCCATTGAAGGCCTGCACGTCGTGCGCGCCCAGGTAGAGGCCCGCATCCGGCAGCTCGGCTGGTCGTCTCAGACCACCGCCGCCGCGCCAGTTCACGCTCAGGGGGGAGGGGAGAGCAACCCGGCCACCGAGGATCTGCGCTCCATCGAAACGGTTGAAGAACTGATGCAGCGCTTCGCATTGGTCTACGAGCTGCCAGACACCGTCTACGACGCGCAGGAAAGCAAACTGGTGCCGCTGGCCAGCCTGCGCAACGCCTGCACCAGCCGCATGATCAGCCGCGCGTGGATGGAAAGCCGCGACAAGCGCCTGGTGCGCGTGCGCGAGGTCGGGTTCGACCCCAGCTGCAAAGACGCCACCATCAAGTGCAATTTATGGGGCGGCTGGCCCACCACGCCCAAGGCCGGCGGCTGCGAGACCTTGCTGGAGCTTTTGTACCACCTCTGCAGCGAAGAACACAACGGCCAGGCCGTCTATGAGTGGATCCTCAAGTGGCTGGCCTACCCCATCCAGCACCCCGGCGCCAAGATGAAAACCGCGCTTGTCTTTCACGGCGCGCAGGGCACCGGCAAAAACATGTTCTTCGAGGCCGTCATGGCCATCTATGGCGAATACGGCCGCATCATCGACCAGGCCGCTGTCGAGGATAAGTTCAACGACTGGGCCAGCCGCAAGCTGTTCCTGGTGGCCGACGAAGTCGTTGCCCGCATGGAGCTGTTCCACACCAAGAACAAGCTCAAAAGCCTGATCACCGGCGAGTGGATCCGCATCAACCCCAAGAACCTGGGCGCCTACGACGAACGCAACCACGTCAACATGGTGTTCCTGTCCAACGAGCCCCAGCCGGTGGTCCTGGAGCGCGACGACCGCCGCTACTGCGTCGTCTACACCCCAGCCAAGCTCGATATGCCGTTTTATGAGACCGTGCGGCAGGAAATCAACGCCGGCGGCATCGAGGCCCTGCACGACTACCTGCTCAACCTGCAGCTCGGCGACTTCGCGCCCTGGACGCTCCCGCCGATGACCAACGCAAAGGCCGACCTGATCGAACTCAGCCTCGACAGCACCGAACGCTTCTGGAACGACTGGCACACCCGCGCCATCCCGCTGCCGCTCACCATCGCCCGCACCGAGGATCTGTACGACGCCTACCGCTGGTGGTGCCTGCGCAACGGCGTCGGCAAACCCGCCCAGCTCAGCACCTGCATCGGCAACTGGTCCAAGCGGCCCGGCGCAAAAAAGGTGCGCAAGCGCCATTACCACGGCTCCAACCACTCGGCCACCACCCAAAGCACGCTCATCATCCCTTCCGGCGCCACGCCGCCGGATGAACTGGTCGCTCTTTCCGACGAGTTGGAAAACATGCGCGAAAGCCTGCGCCTGTGGAAAGAGCAGCACTCCGGGCCCCGTTTCGGTGGATAACTCATGCTTATAAACAACTTATCCACAGTTTTGTGCAGACACGCCTGCACGCCTGCACAAGCGCCTGCACATGCTAAGTGCCCGTCGTCATTGAAGAAAATGGCACTGTGCAGGCTGTGCAGGCGTCCCCCGCACGGGCGCGCACCACGCGCACCACGTCACGCACCCAGCGGCCGCACACATCACCGAATCGCGCGCACACGTGACTATTACCCCTGCACACCCTGCACAGATGTATTTTGTGTAAGTAAATCAATGGCTTACGTTGTGCAGGCGTTTGTGCAGGCGCTGCAAAACGCCTGCACAGCCTGCACAAGCCCAGTTTTTCACCCGGCAGGAGTCTGATCGCCATGGAATTGAAAATCGAAATCACCGGCATCGACAAGGTTCGCAAGCTGCTTGACAACATCGGCGGGCCCGGGCTCAAGCAAGCCGCAGCCGACGCGCTCAATGATGCGGCCTTCATGCTGCGCCGTGAAATGCAGTCCGAGATAGGCCGCGTGTTCGACCGTCCGACGCCTTACATCCTTCGCAGCGTGCAGGTGCGCAAGGCCACGGCCATCAAGATGCAGGCCGAAGTCGGTCCGGAATACATGGGCGGCAAAGGCGTCGACCCTGAGAAGGTGCTGGCGGCCGAAGTGCGCGGTGGCCGCCGGCGCGATAAGCGGTCAGAAGCGGCTCTGCGGCGCGTGGGCATCCTGCCGCCTGGATATGTGACAGCCATCCCAAAAACGCCATTTCCAGGAAGTGACGACGGACGCGGCAACGTGCGAGGACCGTTCATCACGCAGCTGCTGTCCTACTTCGCCGCCTTCGGCGAGCAGGGCTACCGCGCCAACATGACGCAAAAGCGCAAAGACAAGCTGGCCAACATCGGGCGCACAGCCAGCGGCTACAAGACCATCGGCGGCGTGCAGTATTTCGTCAGCCTGGGCGAGCTGCCCGGAGGCAAAGGCGTGTTCGACGCCAAGAACAAATCCATCCATCTGGCGCCTGGCGTCTGGGCGCGCAGCGGCATCCATGGGTCAAGCCTGCGGCCGGTCCTGATGTTCGTGCGCGCCCCAACGTACGCCGTCCGGCTGTCCATTGAAAAACTCGCCCGCAGCACCGACGTCCAGGCGCAGTTTGAAAAGCGCATCCGCTTCCGCATCCGCCAGGCATCCGGCGTCTGACAGCACCGCTCACCATGCCCCACGTCACCAAAACCGAATTCGCCCGCCAGCTCGGCGTCGCCAAAAGCTACGTCAGCAAGCTCGCCGCGGCGGATCGCCTGGTCATCACCGCCGGCGGCCTGGTCGACGTGGACGCCAGCAAGCGCCGCATCCAGGAAACCTCGGGCGCTCCCGAGCGCGCCGCCGTCACCACTCCCGTCTTTGCCGACGCCCGCGACAAAAAAGAGCACTACCAGGCCGAAATGGCCCGGCTCGACTACGAAACCCGCTGCGGCACCCTCATGGACGCCGCCGACGTGCGCGCCGTCGTCGCCAACGCCGCCACCACCCTGCGCACCAGGCTGGAGCTGCTGCCCGACCAGCTCGCCCCACAGCTCGCCGCCCAGCCAGACGAAAACACCGTGCGCGCCATCCTGGCCAACGAGATCGAGGCCCTGCTGGCCGACCTGTCCGCCGGCTTCACCAGCCTGCATCGCGCCACGCCCGCCGGCGCCTCACCCACCACCCACTGACGCGAGCCCATGCACCCAACCGCCTACGCCAGCGCCCAGCCGCACATCAACGCCATCCTGGCGCGCTGCCTGGCCCCGCGCAAGCCGCTCACCGTCAGCCAGTGGTCCGATCTGCACCGCCGCCTGTCCAGCAAAGGCAGCGCCGAGGCCGGGCGCTGGCGCACCAGCCGCAACCCGCCGCTGGCCGAGCCCATGGACGCCCTCAGCGCCCGCAGCACCGCCAAAGACGTGGTGCTCATGTTCCCCATCCAGTTCGGAAAGACCGAAGTCGCCATCAACGCCCTCGGCTACATCATGGATCACAACCCCGGCCCGGTCATGGTCTGCCTGCCCGGCGAAGTCAGCCGCGACAAGTGGGTCGCGCAAAAGCTCGGGCCCATGATCGACGAGACCCCCGCCGTCAAAGCCTCACTCACCAGCACCGCCACCCGCGACGGCGCCAACCGGCGCGAGTTCAAAGACTTCGCCGGCGGCCAGCTCTACCTGGAGCACGCCGGCAGCCCGTCGCGCCTCAAATCCACCACCGTGCGCACCCTGCTGGTCGATGAGGTCGACGAATTTGCTGCCAACTTCACCGGCGGCGACGACCCGCTCGAAATGCTCAACGGCCGCACCAGCGCCTACCCGGGCACGTACAAACGCCTCTACATCAGCACCCCGCAGATCAAAGGCATCAGCCGCATCGAACAACTCTGGATCAAGTCCGACCAGCGCCGCTACCACGTCCCGTGTCCCCACTGCGGCCATGAGCAGCCCCTTGAATGGGCCGGCCTGCGCTGGGGCCCTGGTGGCGCCAACCCCGTCTATGTCTGCCGCGAATGCGGCGCCGCCATTGATGAGCACCACAAAACCGCCATGATTTCCGCCGGCCGCTGGGTGCCGGCAAACCCCGGCGCCCGGGTGCGCGGCTATCACATCAACTGCCTGTATTACCAGATCGGACTCGGCCCGCGCTGGGCCGACCTGGTGGAGACATGGATCGAAGCCCAGAACGACCCAGCCCGCCTCAAGACCTTCATCAACGACCGCCTGGCCGAGCCCTGGGAAGACCCCGCCATGCGCGCCGTGCGCCACAACGCCATCGCCGACCGTGCCGAGCCCTACGCCCTGCGCACCGCGCCTGCTGGCGCCCTGGTCATCACCGCCGGCGTCGACACCCAGGACAACCGCCTCGCCGTCCACATCACTGGCTGGGGCCGAGGCATGGCCTTCTGGACGCTCGATTACGTTGAGCTCCCCGGCGACCCGGCCAGCGACGAAGTCTGGACCAGCCTCACCGCGCTGCTCAACACGCCCATCCAGCACGACAGCGGCGCCATCCTGCGCGTGGAGGCTGTCGCCATCGACGCCGGCGGCCACCGCACCGAGGCCGTCAAAGCCTTCGTGCGCGACCGCCGCGTGCGCCGCCCCATGGCCATCTTTGGCGCCGTTCCCAACAATGCCCCCGTCATCAGCAAAGGCAAGATGCAAGACGTTGACTGGCGCGGGCGGCTCGACAAGCGTGGCGTGCTGATCCACCACGTCGGCACCGGCGGCCTCAAGCCCTGTCTCTACCGCCGCCTCAGCACCGACGCCGCCAAGGATCCGGCCGCGCGCACCACCCACTTCAGCGACCAGCTCCCGCCCGAGTATTTCGCCGGCCTGGTTTCCGAAAGCTACAACCCCGCCAAAAACCGATTCGAGAAAAAACGCGGCGCCCGCAACGAACCGCTGGACACCTGGGGCTACAGCTACGCCAGCGCTCACCACCCCGAGCTGCGCCTGCACCGCTACACCGCCGCCGACTGGGACCGCGTCGAAGCCCGCCTGAAATCCGCCGCCGAAAATCTCACCACAACCGGCGCAGCGGACGCCAAGGCAGACAGCAGCAAGCCCGACCAGCCAGCCTTCGCCACCCTGCGCCGCCGCCCCGGCGCCTTCGTCAAAGGCTGGAAATAATGCCGCCCAAATCCGCCACCCCGCACGAAAGGTACGCCATGATCATCCGTGAAATTGCCGCCGCCTTTGCCCGCACCACCGGCACCGAGCCCACGCGCGAGCAGATCCGCGACGTGGAGCTGCAGATTTCCGACCAGTTCGGTGGCGAGCGCCTGTACGTACCCAGCCACCCCAAGGCCCGGCGCCAGGCCGTGGCCGCCCGCATGCTGCGCGAAGCCAACAAACGCCACAGCCAGAGCGACCTGGCCAAGGCCATCGGCATCAGCACCCGCGGGCTGCGCAAGGCACTCACCGGCAAATAACCGGAACTTTTTTGCCTTAACGCCGCGCCTGCGGCGCGCCACCATGCAGCCTACCCTCAAAGGCTGCACGCATGGCAAGCATTCCGACGACCGAGCCTGACTCCATCACGGCCGGCGACTCCTTCACCTGGCAACGCACCCTGGCCGACTACCCGGCCGGCACCTGGACGCTCAAGTACCGCCTGATCAACGCCGCCGGCAAGATCGACATCACCGCCACCGCCTCGGGCACTGATCACCTCGTCAGCGTCGCGCCAACCACCAGCGACGATTACACCGCCGGCACCTACACCTGGACCGCTTGGGTCGAAAAAACCGGCTACCGCATCACCATCGGCGGCGGCACGATGGAAGTCAAGCCCAACATCGCCGCGCTCAACACGCTCGACGCGCGCACCGACGCCGCCCTCATCGTCGACCAGCTCATGGCGGCCTACAAAAGCTACACCGCCAGCAACGGCCACGTCGCCGAGTACGAAATCGCCGGCCGGCGCATGAAGTTCCGCGGCAGCGCCGAGATCCTCGACCAGCTCAACCACTGGCGCGCCATCCTCGCCAGCGAAAAGCGCGCCGAGCGCATCGCCGCCGGCCTGGGCGGTGGCAACAAATTCCTCGTGAGGTTCTGACCCATGGCTTTCCTCGACCGATTCTGGCCGCGCCGAACGCCAGCACCCGCCGCCCCGCACAAGCTCAGCGCCCGCGGCCACGCCATCATCGCCGCTACCCGCAACTTCGAGGCCGCCATTGCAGACCGCCTCACCGCCTCCTGGAAGTCGCCCACGCAAACCGCCAACGAGGAAATTGCTGCCGGCCTTGAAGTCACCCGCAACCGCTCGCGGGACCTGTTCAAGAACAACGAATACGCCAGCAAGTTCGGCAAGCTCGCCGTAGCCAACATCGTCGGCCCCAACGGCTTCACCCTGCAGTCGCTGGTGTCAGAGGCCGGCCGGGCCGACACCCTGGCACGCGACCTGATCGAGGCCGCCTTCAAAAAATGGGGCCGCCGCGGCGTGTGCGAGCTGTCCGGCCGCTTCAGCTTTGCCGACGTGCAGCGCCTGGTCATAGAAACCTGGGCGCGCGACGGCGAGGCGCTGATCCTGCAAGTCACCGGCAAAGCCGCCGGCAACCCTAACGGATACGCCCTGCGCCCGATCGAAGTCGAGCGCCTGCCCGTGCAATACAGCCGCGACCTCAAAGACGGCCGCCGCGCCATCATGGGCGTTGAAGTCGACGCCAACAACCGCCCCGTCGCCTACTGGCTCAACCTGGGCCGCATCGAAACCAGCGGCGGCGCGCAGTCCACCCTGACGCGCGTGGACGCCAGCGAAGTCATCCACGTCTTCAAGCCCTACCGGCCCGAGCAGGTGCGCGGCATGCCCGCCATGCACGCCGTCATCAGCGGCCTCAAGATGCTCGACGGCTACGAAGAAGCCGCCATCGTCGCCGCCCGCGTCGGCGCCGCCAAGATGGGCTTCTTCACCACCCCCGACGGCGACGCGCCGCCCGGCGACGACACCGACGACCAGGGCAACACCATCACCGATGCCGATCCCGGCAGCTTCCAGACCCTGCCGCGCGGCGTCGACTTCCAGGCATGGAGCCCGGAATACCCGCACGCCAACTACGCCGCCTTCATGAAAACCCGCCTGCGCAGCATCGCCAGCGGCATGGGCGTCACATACCACGGCCTGGCCAACGACCTCGAAGGCGTCAACTTCAGCAGCATCCGCAGCGGCACCCTGGAAGAGCGCGACGCGTGGATGGTGCTTCAAGACTGGTTTGCCGAAGCATTCCTACGCCCCGTCTTTGCCGAGTGGCTGCGCTGGTCCCTCACGCTGGGCGCCATCCGCTACCCCGCCGGCGCCGCGCTGCCCGCCGAAAAAATCGACAAGTTCGCCGACCACACCTGGCTGGGCCGGCGCTGGGGTTGGGTCGACCCGCTCAAAGACATCCAGGCCGCCCGCCTGTCCATCAAAACCGGCATTGCATCGCCCCAGATGATCGCCGCACAAAACGGCGTCGACGTGGCCGACGTGCTGCAGGCCATCGCCGACTTCGAGGCGCAGGTTGCCGCCGCCAACGTCACCCTGGTCGACTTCTCCGACAACCAGCAAACCACCGTCGCCGCAGCCGACAAGCCCGACGACGAGCCCGACGACAACGCCGACGACAAACCAGCCGCCTGAGCGGAACTTTTTTGCCTTAACTCGCACGCCGCAGCGTCCCATCATCCACACCCACAAGGCCACCGCATTCATGACCGAACAGACCCGCAAACTCAAAACCGGCACGCTGCACCGCGCGGCCACGTTCGAGCGCGCCAGCGTCGATGAACAGGCCCGCACCGTCGCGCTGGCCTTCAGCAGCGAGGCGCCCGTGGCCCGCTGGTTCGGCAACGAGGTGCTTGACCACACCCCAGCCGCCATCCGCATGGATCGCATCCGCAACAGCGGCCCCGTGCTGCTCGATCACGACACCTCGCGCCACATCGGCGTCGTGCAAAGCGTGGAGATCGGGCAAGACCGCATTGGCCGCGCCGTCGTGCGCTTTGGCAAGAGCGCTGCCGCGCAGGAGGCCTTCCAGGACGTGGTCGACGGCATCCGCCAGCACATCAGCGTCGGCTACCGCGTTCACAAGATGGTCCTGGAGCGCAAAGACGAAGACATGGAAACCTATCGCGCCACCGACTGGGAGCCGATGGAAATTTCCCTCGTCGCCGTCCCCGCTGACGCCACCGTCGGCATCGGCCGCGCAGCGCCCGAGCCCGATGCCTTTGAAACCACCGTCGAAGGCGTCCGCGCCGAAGCCACCCCAAACCCCACCCCCGCCCCGGAGCCCACCATGACCCAGACCGCTGCCATCACCGTGATCGAAAACGCCGCCCGCGCCGACGCCGCCAAGGCCGAGCGCGCCCGCACCGCCGAAATCGCCGCCCTGGGCGAAGCCCACGCCAAGCGTGGCGGCGACAAGCTCGCCATGCAGTACATCCGCGAAGGCAAGACCGTCGAAGAATTCCGCACCGCGCTGCTCGACGCCGCCGCGGCCGAGCCCATCACCGCCACCGTGCAGCTCAACGAGCGCGAGGCCAAGTCCTACAGCTACGTGCGCGCCATCGCCGCCGCCCTGGCCCGCGCCGAGGGCCAGAAGGCCAGCGGCCTGGAGGTCGAAGTCAGCCAGGACATCGAGCGCAACATCCCCGCCAACTACAAGCGCAACGGCGGCATCTTCGTGCCCTTGTCGGTGCGCTCGGCCATCAGCGAAGCCCTCTACAACACCAGCGGCAAGGGCGCCAGCACGGTGTTCACGCAGGCCGGCGAATTCATCGACATGCTGCGCAATGCGTCCGTGGCCGTCGGCCTTGGCGCCCGCGTCATCAGCGGCCTCACCGGCCCGGTCAGCTTCCCCACGCAGACCGGCGGCGTGTCCGTGTCGTGGGTCGCTGAAAACAGCGGCACCGACGTCACCGCCACCAACGCCACGCTGTCCAGCGTGTCACTCTCGCCCAAGACGCTGCAAGGCTCCACGGCCTTCAGCCGCCAGTTGATGGCGCAGTCCAGCCTCGACGTCGAAGCCTTCATCCGTGGCGACCTGGCCGCGGCCCACGCCCTGGCCTGGGACGTTGCCGTCATGCACGGTTCTGGCAGCAACAACCAGCCCACCGGCATCTATGCCGCCAGCAACGTCAACGCCGTGGCGATGGGCGGCGTGCCCACCTTCGGCAAGCTGATCGACATGATCACCGAGGTGCTCAAGGACAACGCCCTGGCCGGCTCGCTCGCCTTCGCCACCACCCCCGGCATGGCCGGCAAGCTGGCGCAGACCGTCATCGCCGCCAGCACCGACACCAATATGATCTGGTCCGGCAAGCTCGACAACGGCACGTTGGCCGGCTACACCGCCCGCGCCTCCAACCAAGTCAGCGCTGTTCTGGGCGGCGGGTCCGAGCATGGTCTCATCTTCGGCAACTGGTCCGACGCCCTCATCGGCATGTGGGGCGCGCTGGAGTTGGTGGTCGACCCGTACAGCCTCAAGAAGCAGGGCATGATCGAAGTCACCAGCTTCCAGCTGTGCGACATCGCGCTG